TGAACCAACATACTATTTCATTGGATCCAGCAGTTTTCTTGTGCTCATAAACATCACTTAGAATTCTAAGAGAAGCAGTATATGTTGTCTCTGCCATAGTGGTATCTAAAGATGTCGCATTAGTAGCCTCCGCTGCAACCTGGTCTCTAAACTTAATTTGCCTCGAAGCCGAAGGAGTAATTACTAACTCTAACCAAGCAATCCCATCAGTTGAATAAGAAGGTGCATTTGGAGCAGCTGAGATACCAAGCCATCCTGTATCTTTATTAGCTAATGTTGTTAGATACCCAACCCGCCGAGTAGAATCATCTGGTAACTCAAATCTCGCTATAACTTCGTCCGCAAATGACCATGCTTGACCAGTATGACTACTTGCTAAAGAATGAGCAACATTCTTTGTTCCATCAACAAAATTAGGTCTTACGAGCTTACCTTCTGCATCAGTCGCTATGTAGCTAGGATCATAGCTATCATATTGTGGATACCCAGCCGGTTGAGTACCGGCAACATACTTATCGAAGTCTGTCTTGAGAGTAGTGATCCATCCATCAACATCAAGTGATCCGTAGTGATCATCGAGTATTGTTATATATTTGTCCGAGACAAGTGCCATAATGATTTTCCCTGTTATATATTGTCGACAAAGCTATTTATATAAAAAATTCTTTATTAAGTTCATGTTTTATAGAATCAAATCCTGCAGGCTTGCCACGGTCTTTGTTGCTCCACTTAGCAGCCTCTCTTTTTTTCATATCCGTGCCAGCCATAATATGATATCTGTCCTCCATGCTTGCATTAAAGAATGTATGCTCTCGGGCCGGATCAACTATATAAGCCCAACCAGGCTCTAATCTATACAGGCCACTATCAAATGCAAAATAGTTGCCAGGATCACTATATATTGGAATGTGGATCTTATAGAAACTTTCATCGGCAGGAATGGATCTATCATCATGCCATGTATAGCACGTACCAGCACTCCTTAACATAATTCTTGCACCAAAACAATCATAATACTCAAGTATTGATTTTATTAATGTATTATCATACTCAGGATTATAATTTGTGTATCTACGATGATGAGCAGCTCCCTCTTTTAAACTCCCTTCATGCCATCCTTCTTCTACCGGTGGAGCACTTAGACTAATATGACGCCTGTGTGGTTCATCTTCATCTTTGTAATTAATACACGTCATTCCTGATTGCCACGGAACTTTATCACGTGTTGTCTCAAACTCTTCTCTGATACAATTAATATCAACCCTCCAAGATTTCTTAACTGGAGTTCCACCTGATGGTAACATTTCTAGCCTCCTCCCTTATGTAATGCGAGATCACATGCATGTATGCACGCGTGCTCTAGTGCTTCATACCCAAACCATATTGCAAATGCTAGGAATGCATATCGTGTTATCGTAAATAGAGCCTTAGTGTCCTTATATTGTACCAACCACTTATAGAGGCCGGCAACAATGATTACTGCTAGACCTGCACCTGTCCACCCTTCCCACGTATTATTATACCGCTGAAACATGAATGTGAACACTTCCATGCTTTCGCGAAAGTATATGAACCATATAACGAGATAACCTACCATGTTTGTCTTATTGCGATTCGCAATAGCATCAACATGTCCCTTGATATGTACTGGTAGATTTGCGCTGGTGAAGAACAAGTAGAGCATCAGTCCACTCAACATAGCATACATCAGAACTTCATAATCATGTAGCAGCTCACCTAATGCAAAGCCACCTAACAGTCCACACAGCAATCCTAACATCGCTGAGGCAAGTATCTTCTTGTCAACGACAATTGCAGTGACGACCATTAACGTCAAGAACATCATTTCTAATGATTCACGTCCTACATATATCAAACTCTCAATGTCTACAATATTTATAATATCCATAATCTATCTCGCTTTAAGCCTATTTCTATTCTTATTCCTAGCTTTTCTCTTCTTAGAGCCTATCTTTCTTCTGCCCTTGCCTGTTCGCTTTGCCATCGATGGCCTCCTTATAATTACATATAAAATAACTGTCCACAATATCTGATATAGGGTTCTCACCATGGTAATCCAGTATCTCTCTTGGATCAACATATGTCTTATTAATAAATGCCTCCAGCATATTGCTCTTCTTGGCATTCCCCTTGCCGGTAGCAAACTTTTTGACTTCTGTGGGCGTAACTAATACGATATTAGCTTTGTTACGTAGCCGATATTTCAATATACCTGTGTTCTCTCCTATATTAAAAACACGGCCGGTCGCAGCATATGCATAGTCCTCTAACATAATCTTATCTGTTTCGTATGTGTCTATTATATCTACAGCCCACGAAGATATGTAGGCATATCTGTCTATGCCTGATAGGTCTGGCAAAAGTGATCCTCTGAACATAAACTGCTCATGATCAATCTCACATATCGATTTCTTTTTTGATGTTAGGTAGTAAACGTCGTAGTCGTCATCTACCTTAATCGTTATGGCTGGACTTGTTGTACTATAATCAATTCCAATTACATTACTGATCTTCGTCTATCCATTCTACACCACCTCCGAACTCGGCACGCTCACTTGCTTCCATGCCGAAGTCATCTGTAGACAATTCATCATACATCTCATGGCCACAGAAGGGACAATAACCAGGGGAGTGCCCATCTGTATCATCCTCTTGATATTGAACTTCGCAAACAGCTCCACACACTTCACAGGATAAGGAATCCTTTTCCACTATCTCATCATCTTGATTCATATCTTGCTTTCCTTTATTACTCTTTCGATCTTGGTACAACGAAAATCGGGACTTCAATGGTGCTACCATCTTCGCTATAATGTTCATAATGAGTCAACTCACCTTCTTTTGTATAATATTCCCATTTGCCTACACGGGTACCCATAACAATGTCACCTTGCTCCATAACTCTGCCGTTGTCATGACATATCTGTGCACCAGTCATATCTTCATATCCATCTGTATAGTTAATGGACTTGAATTTGTTACCGTTTTCATGATACCAGTTATGTAGGCCAAACTTAGTACCGTCTTCTGTTGTATGCTCGAAGAATCTCTCTGTACCGGGTGCCTTGTTTTTTAACTTATCAGGCATTTCATTATAATCACCTTCGGTTTTAACATTACCGTTTTCCCAGTATCTTACAACTCTTATTTGTAAGTCACGTAGCTTTGTAATCTTTGTCTTGGCGGCCTTAGAATGAACTATACCATAATCAATAACACCTTCAGACAATCTCACATCCTCCTGCCGAGCAAGCCAGCTCTTGGGCTCCTTCAGTCATATCTGTACTTTCATACCGAGCCAACAAAGTCATCCAATCAACTCCCTTAGGCATCCTCTTTTCCAACTCTTCATATTGCTTCTTATTTATATCTTGATAAGGAGCTTGTCTATATGTATGGTCTGAGAACGGCAGGAAAGATACTCCACTCATCCATTCCCAATTTGCATATACCCACGCGCCTACTTCAATCCACTCACTCTCTCTAACAGATATAGTAACAGATGGCTTGTGCTCACAATAATGCTTCTGATATGTCAACCATAGCTCGAGTTGCTCAATAGCACTCATATCCATACGATTAACAGCGTTCTCCGGCGATTTGACAGGGAATGAAAAGACACTGGTATGCAAAGGCCTCGTAATGTCATCCTCGACGGGGAAGTCAGCATCGGACATCATTTTGCAGAGAGGGTCTTTCTTGTCCGCACGGATTGTACGAATATAATAAGGATTATGACGGGCATGAATACCAGAAGCAGAGTCAACCAACTGAGATACTGTGCCGCTCGGCTTAACGCATGTAATAGCAACTGAAGGATTGATCCCAAGTTTAGTTGCCCATTCTTTATTTGTTTCAATAGCAATCTCACGGAGAGCACTAAGTCTCTTATCCAATCCATCCTCTTTTCCATTCGTTAATGGGTTATCCATAATACCAGTCATTGAAACACCTAGCAGTCTCTCCTCCTCGCAATTAGCCTTCCATTCCTTAGATATGTATTTAAACTCTGTTAGTGTTGATTGAAATGTTCCAAGTATCGTAGCAAGACGAATTTTACTCTTCAATGTTTTAAGCGTGTCTGTCTCTTTCACAACACACTCTGTTAAATTACAAAACTCATTTGTCCTAAGAATAATCTCTGAGCATGGGTTCGTACCGAAGTCTCTATCTGCATCACGTCTACCATTACGAGCTGCTTGCATCTTAGCAGACTCTCTATTAAATATTCCTCGTTCACCAGACTTACTATTATACAGTGCTACCCACTCTTCCATAAAGATACCAATGTCTGGCTTCTCTGTGTAGCATGCACTATTGTTGGACAATGCTCGTTGTCCTTCGTTCTCCCACCATTGGCCTGCTTTCGCATGCCTCATCCGGTCATCACTAAGATTAGAGAGAGAAATGAGAGCACTACGACGAACACCACCAACGACAACAATTTCGGCGATTTTGCAAATGATATCATGACATTCTAACGATGTGAGCTTTCTTCCCATCGCTCCCTTAAATTTAGATATACAGAAATGAAATAAGTCTTCTAATGGCTCTGGTCCACTACTACGACCTCCGAACGTCTTCAATACTGATCCAGCTGGTCGAACCTTAGATGTGTCCCATGCAGGAACCTGTCCCACATATAATAGTCCTATTAGCTCACGCAATGCTTTTGCCCAACCCAATCGACTATCTGCTACAGTGATTAATGTATCTGTTTGATGAAACTCATCTGCTACTGATGGCAAATCATTTACATACTGTCTCTCTACACTGAATCCAACACCGGTTCCATTCATCAATATGTATAGCACTTCATCGAACGACTTAATCTTATTGATTGCAATGAATGCACAGTTGTATCCAGCTATATTGTCTCTCTTCAGTGCTGGACCAGCAGTCATCATTGCTCGCATTGAAGGCATAACTTGAAGACTCAGTATATTTTCCTGGATCTCCTTCTTTACATTAGGTTCTAATTCATATCCGTAGTTCTCTCGCAGATGATCCTCAAAGAATTCAACATATCTGTCTATTGTTTCTGGCCAGCTCTCTCTCCGTTCTTCTTCTTGGATCCATCTTGAATATCTAGACAGATGAATAAATTGCTGGTACAATGTAGGTAAATAATTGCTTTGAATTGGTAATTTACCATTTAACTTTTGCTGTGGTGTGGCTTCAACTTGCTGTAGCAACTTCTTTCTCCTCCGCTAAATCTGTTAAATATTTCCAGCTAACTGGAAACAGTTTTTTTATTTGATTCGATATATCTTCACACACCAAACGAGTCTCTTTTTGCGCATCAGACTTACATCTTAAATTACATACTCTCGCAAAAGCGTACAACGATCCTGACCAATACCATTCTGTCATCAGGCTTTGTGGTAAAACCATTCTGGCCATCTCCGGAGCAATACCTAAGCCTAACATATTATTATAACACTGTGTCGCGTGAATATAAGCCGGCTCAATACTGTACTCTACAGTTTCATCAGAGGAACCTTGCTTCTTGTTCTCTGCAGCAAGTCTCCACTCTTCAGGCTCATAGAATTCTGGCTCATCATCTACATACCGCCTCGATATCTCATTCCATGCCAGACCAACTTGATGCTTTACAAGTTGGCGAGCTACAAATATAGGAGCTTTGATATGGAATTGAAGAAAGCAATGACTAAAAGGACTCCAATGCCCATGCTCAGCCAAATACTTTACAAGGCGTTCGTCTTCCTTTCTTAATTGTGGTACCTTTGGAACTTTTGTCCTAGCTTGAACATTCATCGCAATAGGTTGAAACTTATACTCATCTTCACTGTAATCAACATTCTTATTAAAACTTACTCTAGCAGCATTGACAACTGTTAGGTCGTCACCCATCTTATCAACTAATGTTGCCCATTTATTCTTTGACACAGACATCGCCTTCCTATTAACATTTCTTCCATGTATTAATAGCCAACATGGCATCTAATCTACTATACGTATTCTCGTCGATCAATAATTTTACGTCTGCTGCATTCAATCCACCCACTATCATATCGTTTATGTCTTTATACTGTAGTCGACTAGGCCACACAACAATTTTTATTCCATCATTTGCAATCTTAAACATTTTATCAACAATTTGCTTGGACCTGGGCTCATTGTCAAATATCATTGTAACGTCATCAAATTTTGGATAGCCATCACTACCAGCCATCGCAACACAATTATTAACAAACATACTATCAAAAGGGCCCTCTGTACAAAAAATAGGCTTCCCATTATCTGCGTCATCCAAACCAAATATCTTTGATTTAGACTCATCGAGCATAATAGTTATGTATCGGAGACTAGGTTGGTACTTAGTATCTTTTCTAAACGAACGACCTTGATATCCAAAGAACTGGCCCTGCTTATTAATGAATGGAATAATAATTCTAGGCTCATCTTCGGGTCCATATCTGTCTTCTACTTTTTTAAATTTTTCCGGAATGAGAGTATTGGTCCATTCCATAAAATGATCACAGTAAAACAACTTACTGTGATAATAGTTGGGGATCTTTCTGTCTAAGATATACGTCTTAGCTGGATGGTCCCATTCAAGTTGAGAGATTTTCTTGAGTTTTCTGAGGGGGCTACCCTTTTTTCTGTACTCAGGAAAGTCGAATTTTAAAGTCGT